TCCACTGTTGCGGTTGAGGGTACTCCGTATAAGTGTTATGCTGGAAATGTCGACTCGGATAAAGGTGATTGTGGGCGACCATTGGTTGTCAAGATCGACAATGAGTATATAATTGTTGGTACTTTGACTGGCGCCATGTCCACTTACTATGGGAATCACGCTGTTTTCACTCCAATCACTCAATCTCAGGTGCGCAAGGCTTTTGAGCTTTTGACGTCTCAAGAAGCCTTGTGGCGTCCCGCGCTGCTTGATCAGCCCTTTAAGTATCAAAGTGAGTTGGAGGGTATTGAAATTGGGCCTCTATCAAAAAAGAGCCTCTTCCACAAATTTCCAGCCGATTTGGCGTTGTTCGGGGAAGTTTTGGGCACCATCCAACCGCAATATACGAGCAATCCCAAGCCTTGTATGTTGCGTACTCCCTTTTTCAACGAGTTTCCAATTGGTGATGAGTATGTTCCTGCGCAGTCTGGTCTTGTGCAAGGTCCTGAGGGTTATCCCATTTCTTGGAGTAATGCGTACTTTGAGGAGTCGGCTCGCCCTGTTGCTCGCTTTGATGAACATGTGGCCAATTTCGCTTGCGTGAGTTTGTTTAGCATGATGAGAAGGGTCATTCCGAAGGAGCCGTTGGTAGAGATGACCGTTGAAGACTCGGTTCGAGGAGTCTTGGGAACTTCCATAGGGATGCTTCCGTCCAGTACCTCAAGTGGTGGCCTCGTTATCAAACGGAAAAAGGGCCACTATTATGCTAAGACGCCTAATGCGGTGGACCCTGATCATGTTGAGCTGACGGCTGAGGTTAATGATGCCTATCGTCTTTTGGTTGAGATTGCCAAGGCGGGTTACAGCGTTCCTCTTGTCGTATCTTTGATGCCCAAGATGAACGAGGTTGTTGGTGTTGTGAAGAGTCTTAAGCGACCAGCGCGTTCGCTTAACAACCTTTTCTTCCTGTACAACGTTTTGTTGAGGCAATGTTTGGCCCCTTTTATGGACCTGTTGGCCAAGTACAGGCATCTTTGGGGCAGTGCTGTCGGCATGAATGTGATGGGCTCTGAGTGGCAACGAGCGTATGCTTATTTGTGCCAGGTTGGTCCTGATGGGGCCTTTGATCCGGACACTCAGGCTATGGATTCTTTGCTTGCCTCTGAGGACCGTTACTGGTTTGTTTGGCGACATATCATTCGTATGGCGAGCGAGTACGGAGTAAGCGATGAGCGCATTTTTCTGGCGAAGTATTGCGTTTCGCAGCTGTGTTACTATTACATCAACCATAAAGGTGATCTGGCGGCCGTGTTTAAACGAAACCCTACGGGGCAAGCTTATACGACCGTCGAGAACACTATTGTGGAAAAGTTTTTGATTCGCTATTCATACTTTTATCGTCAAGAGGCAGTTTTTGCTACTACGTGGGACGATTATGATGAGTGGGTTCGCGATTTGACGTATGGTGATGATTCTGTCATCAATGTCCATCAATCAATTCGACAATGGTTCAATCCTGCGTCGTTCGTTGCGGATTTGGCTAAGGCCAATGTGGTGATGACTTTTGGTGTGACAAAGGATGAGGCCCCGGAATTCAAGAACGTGGTTGACACGCATTTCTTGAAGCGTGGTTTTCTTTGGGAGGACACGCATCGGGGGCGATTGTTGCTATGTCCCCTGGAGCCGAGGAGCATTTGGAAGATGCTCACCTGGTATGAGCCAA